CGAATTCTTCAGCTTGATGAGCTCCTTGACGAGCGCCTCGTACTGGTAGTAGCGGTCCTGCACCTCGGGCGGGGCCTTCTCTTCCTGCACGCGGTTGTAGTACGCGGTGACGAGCTTGAGCTCGAGCGCGAGGTCGTTCATGTGCTCTGGAATCGGCAGCGGCAGATCCGGATCGGCGAGCTCGTCCATCTTGCGCATCGCGTTCTTGAACGCCGCGAGCAATATGCCGTTGGCCTGCACGAGGTCCGGCTCGTCGAAGAGCGTCGGAACGAGCCACTGCTCGATGACGCCGGCCTTCGCGAGCTGCTCGACGACCGCGAGCTTGCCGGCGCGCGTGTCGGGCAGGAAGTTGACCGCCTCGATCTTGAGACAGTATTGGCCTTCCTTCAGCTCGACCTTGCTGTACTCGAGCTTCTCGATCGCGTCGCGCTCCTTCCAGGACACCTGCACATAGCTGCGCTTCTCGCCCTTCTCGCTCTCGCGCTTGCGCGCGACGCGCGCGGCCGCGTCGATGTACAACTGCGCGGCGTCGAGCCGGTAGCGCGCGTAGTTGGCCTGTGGCATGCGGAAGCGATCGCTGTCGATGTCGTACTGCGTGTCGAGCGCGACGCCCGACGCGCCGGGGCCGAGCGAGCTCTTGCTCGTCGCGTTCGCCTGTGACACGCCCGACAGGTCGTACATCTTGTTGATGAAGAATTCGAGGGCGCTGAGCTGCGCCTGGTGGAACGGCTGCGGCGCCTGCCACTGCGGCGGCTGCGAGCCCTTGAACTTCAGCTTGAAGGGCTGCCATCCCGTCAGCAGCTCGACGGGGATGTCGTTCGCCTCGTTGACGGCGAAGAAGCCGCGCCCGGTCGCCGCGATGTTGAGCTGCAGGTCGCGGACGATGCAGTTGACGCGGTGCTGAAGCGACGCGAGCTGATCGACGAAGCCGAAGCCGAGCAGACCGTTGCGCGGCTTGAAAAGACGCAGGTGCGCCCACGGAAAACGCGGCTCGTGCCACTCCTCGAAGACGAGCGTGCCGCCGTCGAAGCAGAGCGCGCGGCGCCCGTCGCCGCTGTCCTTCGTGGCCGGTAGCTGCCAGGCCTCCCACAGGTCGACGTAGTCCTCGAGATCCGCCATCATGTCGCCGTCGTCGTCCTTGCGACGCTGGCTGGCGGGGGCACGCATGATGGCTTCCTTGTGCTTCGGGTAGAGCTCGGCGAGGAGATCCTTCGCGATGCGGTACGTCCGGAACGCCTGCTGCGGCTTGCCGTAGCGGCACTCGCGCTTGTCGAACAGGATCTCGTTGACCGGGATGCGCTCGGCGAAGACGTCGTCGTCGGAGTCGATGCGTGTGAAGCCGTTGCCGAGCACGCTGCCGTCGAGCACCGCGTCGCGGCTGAGATCGTCGAATTCGGTCTTGAGCATCTCGCCGACGATGAACTGCCTGTACTTCTTCGCCTTGCGCTTGAGGTACCAGTCTCCGTCGGTCGTGTCGAAGTTCGGCATCGGCCGATCCTTCGTCAGGCGCGACACGAACGTGTCGATGATCGACTTCGTGGCGTTGAGCTTCGCGATGCCGACGCCGGCGGCCTCGAGACTGACGATCGCGGCGCGCTGGTTGAGCAGCTCGTGGCCCTCGTAGATGCGCTCACGCGCTCGGTTCTTGCTGTGGTCCGCCTCGGACTTCTGCAAGAGCAGCTGCGCGTAGCCGACCATCGCAGTGTGTACCGGCGCGCCAACAGCCGCGCGAGACCACCGGCGATCCGCGTTCTGGTCGACCGCGTCACCGGTATTGTCGCGAATGGTCTCGGTCTTGCCGTCGCTGCTTACGAGCTTTCGCGCCACGATGGTTCCTTTTGGGGCGGCACGGGGTTACCCCGCAACCTTGACACGTTACTTGTCCCCTAGCAGCGTGTGCATATCCGAACCGGGGACGAGGTCGACGCCCGGACCGCGNTCGTGTTCGTGCGCCGCGCTCTGGCGTAGGTCACTGACCTCGACGATCGTGTCGCCGACCTGCACGTGCGGTCCGATCCGGAACCCGCGCTTGCGCCCGTATTCGAGCAAATATATGACGGCCATGACGGGGTGTTCGGGCGGCGGTGGATCGATGATGTTGCCGTCGTCGTCGAGGACTTCGTCTCGCTTGCGCGACATCTAGTAGTCTCCGTACTCGCCGATGCTGTCCAAGAACGCCTCGTCGCCATCGGCTAGGCGCGCGGCGCGGATCTGCTCGCGGGTGTCGATGCCCTTCTCGATGCGCGCCTCTTCCTCGCGCAGCGCCTCGATCGTGCCCTTGTCCGCGGGGTCTTGCGGCAGCTTCGACAGGTAGTGCGTCAGCGCCTCGTAGGAATACCTAGCCGCGTCGCATGCGTGATCCCCGTGCACCTTGCCGTCACCCGCGCGTCGGTGCTTCGCGACCTCACGCGTCTTTCCCGGCTTCGTCGGCAGATACACAAGGTGCTTCATCTCGTCGTACAGCGGGCTGTCGTGGCGCAGGTGAATGCGGCCGCGCCGGATGTCGTCGGCGAGGAATTCCTCGAGCGTGTTCTTGCCCTTCTTGTTGGCCTCGTCGATCGGCAACTGCAGGCGCGTGCGCCACACCTCGAAGTCGTCCTGCTTGCCCGCGGGGTCGCCGACGAGCACGACGACGTTGTCGAGCGCGTCCCACACCGCCTTGAGGTAGAGGCCCTGGTCGTCGGTGTGGACCTTCTGCGCCTTCCACGAGAACAGCTCGTAGACATCCTGCGTGTCGTGCGCGAAGGCCCACACGACGATGGCGAAGGGATCCGGGTGGTAGCCGAAGTCGGCGCCGATCGCGTACATCCACTGGCGCTTCTGGTTGAACTTCTTCCGCTTCGGCAGGTCGCTAATCGCCTTGCGGAAGTCGCACCAGAACGGCGGCTTGCCGCTCATCGGATCGACGTGCTTGTCGGCGTTCGGGTTCGGGTTGGCGATCTGGCGCTGCGGCGCGTAGAGCAGATCGTACGGGCTCACCGCGTGCACCGGGTACACGTAGCGTGCGTCGGTCTTGCTCCACTTGCCGAGCCACTCGCGCACGAAGTCGGGCTCGTCGCCCTTCCACCCCTTCGCGATGAGCGCCGCGCCGGCGGTGCGGTCCCACCGGATCTGACCGGCGGCCTTCTCGGCTTCGGGGTACGTCGCGTACGGGCCGTGTCGCACGCCCGTGTCCTTCGTGAGGTTGTCCTCGACGTAGTACACGAGCCGGCCGTTGAGCGTGTCGGTGACGACGCGCCCGAAGAACGGGTTGTCGACGACGGCGATCGTGTGGACCTCCCACCCCGGCGCGCGCGGACCGTCGTCCTTCGTGATCTCGTAGAACATGCCGACGCAGTCCTGGCCCGGCGTGCCCGACAGCCAACATTCGCCGTCGTAGTCGGCGAGGGCGGCCATGATGACGGCGTCGTAGAAGCGATCGAGGAAGCGGATGTCCTGCGCCTCGTCGATCCAGTACACGTGCTTCGCGAGGCCGCGCTGCTTGCGCATCGCGCGCTCGTCGTCGAAGCCGAACAGGTCGATGCGCGACCCGTTGCTGAAGTCGATCGTCATCGCCTGGTCACGGATGTCGGCGCGGACGCCGCCGATCATGATGACTTCGATCGCCGGATGGTCGACGGGTGTGCCGTAGCGGCGCAGCACGTCGACGAGGCCCGACTGCGTGTCAGAGAGCCACGCGCGCTGCCGCGCCTCGACGCGCGTCGAGTGGACGATCGTCGCGCGGAAGCCGGGCCGCTCGATCGCTCGAGCAATGAGCTCGATGCAGCCGCCCGTCGTCGCGCCCGCGCGGCGCGTCTTGCTGGTGGCCTTGCGCTTCGCGGGGCTGCAGAAGAAGGCGGCCTGCTTTGGGTAGTAGAACGCGCGCAGCAGCGCGGCCGTCTCGGCGGCCACGTTGCGCTGAGACTCGGCGACGACCGGACGGCGTCGCGCGAGCTCGACAAGGATCTGCCGGGCTGCGCTATCTCTCACTTTTCGCCCTCGCGACAAAGCGTTTGGCGACGTGTTCCGGCGATTGCTTCTTACCGCGGAACGCGGCTCCTATTTTGGCGCGTGTTTCGGCCGACAGTTTCTTACCGGTGTGGGTACGAGACATCTTCGCCAACGTTTCAGCTGAATGTCGCCGCCCGGTGCTGGCTACGCGCACCTTTTCGAGATGCTCCGGCGAGAGCTTTCGACCGGTGATCGCGGCGCGCATGTTTGCTACGTGCTCCGGCGACTTCTTCCGACCGAGCGCTGCAGCGCTCAGCTTCGCGCGGTGTTCAGCTGAGAACTGTCTGCCGCGGTGCGCATCCGACATGCGAGCCCGAGTCTCGGGCGGGGCCGTCCATCCAAGCGCACCGTCGCCGCCATCGGTCAGGTTCGTCAGCGGCCAGCCGCACGCGCGGCCGTACGCGATCCAGA